CAGCAAGAGTTAATCCCAAGCCATCCATATACACAGTCTGCGTGCTATTACCAACTACGCATGAGTTATCACCATGGGTACTAATAGCTGAATCATGGCCAAGGAGCGTGACATTGGTTTGCGCTACAACATCAGAGCCTGCGTCATTACCTATAGCGGTATTTGTACCACCCGTAGTAGCTGCTGCTAACGCAGATTTACCGATAGCCGTAACTCTTGAGCCTTTATTAGCATATGCTGCACGAAAACCAACCGCTGTGTCATTTGCTCCTGTTTGATTTGCCTTTAATGCCTCAGTGCCAACCGCAGTATTATATGATGCCGTGTTATAAAACAAAGCATCAGTTCCTATTGCCGTAACACATGTTCCTGTAATATTTTCTCTAGAAGCTTCTGATCCAAGCGCTACATTAAACGAGGCAGTAGTTTGCTTCGAAGCCGCAGAATAACCAATTGCTATGTTATCTGCACCAGTAGTGTTAGCAGTCAATGCGTTAGAACCTACGGCTGTGTTGCTCTCTCCTGATGTATTTGCGGTTAATGCGTTAGCTCCCACAGCTGTGGTATCAGATACTGCGGTAAGTGTGGCTGCTGCATTTAAACCAACTGCTGTGTTAGATGTCCCAGTCGTGTTTTCTGTTAAAGCTCTGTATCCTACAGCGGTATTGCCTGTTGACGTTGTAGCGTCTGCTGCCAGAGCACCAACAGCTGTGTTCTGTGAGCCAGAAACGTTTACAAACAAAGATTGATAACCAACAGCTGTATTAGATCCACCCGTATCATTTAACACTAAAGCTCGATAGCCAACAGCTGTGTTATTTGGTCCAGTACTATTTACTGCTAAAGCACTAGTGCCTACAGCTGTTCCATACGATGCCGTGCTGTTTCCGCGTAAAGCAGCAGAACCAACCGCTGTATTGCCTTCACCCGTAGTGTTTTCACCCAATGCTTGAGCACCAACGGCCGCATTGTACGATGCAAGATTTTTTTGTAAAGATTGATAGCCAACAGCAGTATTCGCATCACTAGAGACATTTTCTTCTAATGCAAAAGTTCCAATTGCTGTATTCCATACCGCACCGCTACCACCAGTCTTTGCTGCATCCATACCAAACACTGTGTTTCCTGCTGCAGCAGTATTATCATGAGCATCTGTAACTCCACCAACAAGAGAAGTACTATTTGGTGATGTCACCAAGCCAGCATCTTCTGCAAGTCCTACCCACGCGCCATTCTCTCTAAACTGAAATTTATTAGCTACAGAATCATAATAGATAGCGCCATCAGCATCTGATTGCGCAGTAATCATTGGATTGAGTACTACGCTTGATTCTGTTCTATTCCAACGACCAGGACCAGTGGTAGGAGCTACAATATCAATATCATCTGCTGTTGCTGTAGATGTAGAATTGAAGACATATAGACCATAGTCATTTACTATCGCTGTAAGACCTGTAACAACTGATGTAGTATTAATAGCTTTAAGAGTAGCAATGTTAGCTACTGGTCTGCTCATGTAAAACTTCTCTAAATTCTTAGTAGCTGGCATTGTATGCCTCCTGTAATGTTATTTTGAAATTAAATAATAATCTTCATCACCATTATTTTCCATCATCCAATCTTCGTCATTATCGATTAGATAATACTCATCTTCTGGTGGGATAAATCCAGCGATTAACGGACCATGCGAATAATATAATATCTTATATAAATATGCGTATGGGCTATAGAACGGACATTTATTAACCATGGTTTATCACCCAAAGAATGCTACATAAACATCGGTATCTTGACGAGCAATAAAGTACATTGTTGTCGCTGTCTTTAATGTGATAGTAGCTTTATTAAGCTCTCCGGTTGTTAATCCAAAACCATTACCTTCGACCGGCATTGTTATCGCTCCTTCTGTTGAGACAACAAAGAAGTCTGAACCAGAAACAAATGCTCTTACAGCATTCGACGGAATAGCTAGTGTTAACGGAACTCCAGCTTGTAGACGTGCCGAGTATTTATAGTTTGGAGCACATACATCAGTAAAATATGTTGCTGTACCATTAGAATCTTTATCAATAATTAAGTTTGCAATAGACATTACTTTTTCCTCGCTTTACCAGCTTTACTATACGAAATCGCAACTGCCTGGCGCACAGCAGCAGCTTTACTCTTTGGAGTAGAAGTACCAATCTTACCCTTTTGCTTATAAGTATCTACCAATTCCTTAACATTACTGCTAATTACTTTCTTAGAAGCACCTTTTTTAAGTGGCATGTCTATTTCCTCATTAAGTGATTCTACTTCGTCAGAATTTATAGATGAGTCCAGCAGTAACTTTTTCGAATTTGTCCAAAGAATTAACATTTAGTTTTTCTCCGACTGTGGACGTCTGTACTTCAGCTTGTAAATTTTTGGTAATATCATAACTTACGCCAAGTCCTAGAGTTGGCTTAGCAACTGACGCACCTAATGTATCGCTATGAGCAAATGCAACACCTGCTTTACCAAATACAGCAAAGTCTGTACCAGCTACAGGAAGAACACCTTTAGCAACCAATGTAAATGCTTGAGCCTCATAGCTGCTTGGATAGTGATTGTAGCCTGCTTCTAACGCTGCGTATTGATTGAAGTTGTAGCCGCCTTCCAATGCCCAATCATTAATCATCTTGTCCTTGTTGCCCGCTACGGTCGCATATCCGATGTTGCCACCAACATACCAGCCAGTTAACGGTTTATCAGCCGGGACAATGTTTGCACAAGCTACAGTTGATATAAGAGTTGATGCTACGATAAGAGATGCTAGTTTCATTAGTTATCCTCAATTGATTGATAAGTGCACAGCTTAGCATAAGATTTATTTATTGTCGATCAGTACCATTTTTGTGATACCAAGTAAATGGTATAATTAAATAATGTACACGTATAAAGAAAAACATTTATTATCAGAAGAGCGAAAACGTTCTCTAAGGGCTAGAGCCACTCCTTCGGAAAGATTATTTGAGCAAAAATTGCAAGAACATAATATACCGCACAAATTCCAGAAATCACTATATGCTGGAAATTTCTTTTGCATCGTAGACTTCTACTTTACTCGTCCGTACTTTCAAAGGTTAGCGATAGAGATCGACGGTGGGTATCATGACCTACCAGAAGCCCAGGAGAGAGACAAAAGAAAGAACGCATACCTAGCCAAAAGAAAAGTTAACCTTATTCGCATCAAGAACGATGACGTAGCAACAACGAATGTACTCGCATTGCTAGCTCCATATCGAATACCTTTCAAGCCACGCAGAACCAGAAGAAACACCACTTGACAAAAAACACAATTTTTATTTATTATAGCTGTGCTCGCTTTTCTGGGGAACTTATTGCCTGCTACTAACGATTCCTAACTTCCTGTGCATGACCAATAGTTAGTGTTTGTTAGGGAAATATTCCCTCACCTATCATGACGTAAGTCATTGATTTTGGGAGGGGGAACTTATTCCCTTCCATCACTTCTCAAGCCTTCATCCTGTGCATCTGAAAAGTCAAATGCATACTACTTAAGACTTAAAGAATAAACATAAAGCAGCCAGTATTGCGTCTATTTAGCCTCATGCTTAGCAAGCTTGTCTAGAGCCTCTTGTAACATGGGCTTTAGCTCTGTCTGATCAGTAATGCGCATTCTAGTCTCTGCAAGCTTAGCTAACTTCTCAGCTTCTTCGTAAGATATATCGCCAGATTCTAGCTTATCTTGTACTAGCTGCATTACATCATCTGCAGTCTTAGCTGCTGCTATTCCTTTGGCATTAAGTGATCGTTGATACCCCAACCAAGCCTTAGTAGAAGTAGAGCGATGGTTATCTCTAGTCACAGCAGCATTGTTAATAACCATATGACCATCTACCGGATCAAAGAGCACGTCCCTGCTATCATCATCCATAACTGTTGCTAGCTTATCTAAGCGTAAATTAATAGACATTTGTCGCGCGCGGATTAGACCTGTTGCAAATTCTGGGTAAATATCTTTCCATAAATACCAACTAGCATGATTTACTCCGCTTTCCTTCTCAATTTGAGGAATAGTTTTGCCTGTTGCAACCATATCACATATTTTAGCACCCAATTCCTCTGTGTATTTTGTAGGTCTTCCCAGAAACTTTGCATGTATCTGTTCAAGTTCTTCGATCTTTTTTGTGTCTTTTTCCATGAAATTACCTATATGTTTGATTTATATGATAAATATATTTACATAAATATTGTAAATACTATTGCAAATATTATAATTATGGTATATACTATGTTCATAAGTTGATACACATTTGATTATGAGATCAACTTATAATGTAGTAAGTGTCCGATTTGTTAATTACCGAGACACAGCAGCAATTATAACATTATTAGTAAGTTTATCAACAATATAGATAACAATAGGAGCATATGACATGACAGAAACATTACCGATTTTACAAAAACAAATAGCAGCTCAGATCGAATCACGAATTGACATCAAAGTATATTTCAAAGAGCTAAAAAACGAAGTAATCACTTACGATGATATAACTCTATACGATCAACGCAATCATGCACAAGATAGATCGTGCTATATAAGACCAGTTTTTGCTGCAAACAAAAAAATAGATATAGCTCTATTTGACAAGTTATTGTCACTAGTAGACGAAAGCGGAAATATACACTCAACGCAATCATACAATGATTTCTATAACGTTTATTACAATAATATTTAAATAACATTGTGTATTATATAACCAAGATTAGGAGCATATGACATGACAAACACAATCAATTACAGTAAATCTACAGTAGCGCAAAGAGATTACATCAAAGCGAGGATTAACGAACTTGTAGCAGCAGCACAAGGATATCTCGTCGAAGAGCTACTAAAAAAAGAGATATTCAACTACGACGATATTGTAAATTTGTATCTCGAAGAGCACGAAGACTACGAAGACGTAAACGAAGGCTATCAGGAAATATTCGAGTGGTACTTAATCGATAATTCATGGTTCGCTAAAAAACTAATCGAAGCAAGGGAGCCGGTGCTTAAAAACGAATTTGGCACATGGTGGGGAAGGACTTGCAGCGGACAAGCTATTGAGTTAGATCTAACTTTTTGGTCTATTTTTCAAGAAGAAGTTATGGCGCAGCCAAAGGGTTTAAAAGAGTTGATATAAAATGATAACAACATTACTAATAATAATATTGATTTGTATATTATATAACCAAGATTAGGAGATTATGACATGGCAATAACAATAAATTTTCTAGTACACTGGATAGGAATAATATTAATTCTAAATATTTTCTTTAGATTACGAGCTAGGTTAAGAGACGGAACTAAGAAACCATTACTAAAGCAGTTGACTGCGTCATTAAAGTCTTTGACTACGTTATTCTCAGGAAGAAAGCAACATGATTAATAACATGGCAACATTAGCAATATCACTATTCTTTTCAATATCTTGCATGCTAGTAGTCGGTGCTATTTACTACGCAGTAATAGCGCTAGGAGATAATTTAAAACAAAAACCCATGGCGACGAGGAATAAGACATGATAAAGGAAAACAAGAATGGCTGTGAGCTTAGAGCTTATGACAGGAGAAAATACCAATGATCAACACGTATTTATGCAATAAACTAAAAAATATATGTGAAGAATCAGCTAATACTTGCGATAAATTAGCTGATTTATGCGCGAAATTTGCTAAGATGCAAGAAGCCTTTATTGCTCAAGAACAAAAGGAAAAGGAACAGATAATCTTATCAGAGGCAGGATTGCATAACGATTAATAATCATTATAAATCAAGATGATATATCTTTATGAAGATAACAACAATGAGGAATTACTAAGATGAATTTCACAAGGCGCACGATAGATGAACATGGAAACAGGACTATTGAAAATTATTCTGATAAATACGGTTGGGATAAAAAAACATACACCCCACGGCAATGGAGAGTGCACACTATAAAAATATGGTTAATAATAGCTGTAATATTTGCTGCTGCTTTCTATATCAGTAATTTTTGTTGATAAATCTTATCAGAGGTAAGTTGTAACAACACCAAATAATCATTTAATATCAATATGATATATCTTTTTTAGGGAAATAATATGGCGCTACTACTATTCATCGCATGCACTGCAATCATAGCTGCCGGCGTTACTGTTGCTATATCATTAGCTGTTTGGTTATTCAGGAGCTCTGATGCCGCAGGCAATATACAAAAATAAGAAATATAACATACAGTTACAGCACGATCATATAACACTATCAAGAGCTAACCTTAAATGGGTGTTAGCTGAGCTCGCTCCTGATGTATATAGCGTAATATCATGCCCAGCTCCCAAGTTTAATCCACAACGCAACTTAGCTATCGATACACTGGTAATCTTAGCTAAAGACACAACTAACCCAAATATTTATAGGTTATTGCCTCTTGTACCCGTATGATTACTGCGCTATAGAAGCCCAGGAAGCCACGTTCTCATAGTACCCGCTAGGGTAGTGTGGGTAAGAGGTACTTTTTAACCGTAGCGTTGTTATAGGGCAGGAATTGGAAGCTCTCACGATGGAACCACAATGGTATTCTACCTTCCCATTCTCCGTTTCGATTCTTGACGCATATTAAAAGCGCGTCTGGTGATGTCCGAAGACTTGATACTTCTAATTCCTCAGCTGCTGTTGTTTGTCCGCAACAATGCTTATCAAGCAATATTTCTTTACGTTTGTTACGCCAGATTATCATGATGTTAGATACAGCATTGGCTATCATCCCCGATCCGCTTATATCCATTTTGCCGGGAATCTCATCTTCGTTCCTTCCCTTTCTAGAATGAGCAACAAGATGTAAGTGCACATCGAAATCATTAGCGAATTTACAAACTTTTTGTGTGAAAGACTTCTGCGCGTCTAAATCTTCCTCTTTTATGTCTAAACACATCATACTATCAATGAGAAATACAGTAATTCCGTATCTTTTGTGAGCATACTCGAATGTTTCCAATAACTTCGCGTGGCTAGCTTTACCTACAAAATCAAAGATGTAAATCTTGCCACCGATCCAATCAACTAATCGATGATACTCTTCATCGCTTGGACATCTGCAACCAGCTACTTGTCGAATCATGTAAGCAAGTATTACCCCTGGCTTTACCTCCAGACTAGCAATACAAACATCTTTCCCTTGCTGAATTGTATCCAGCATTAACTGATTTAGCAGATGGCTTTTGCCATGGCCGTTTATCCCTGACCAAAGCGTAACTTCTGATCCTTTAAAGCGCATGCCAACATTATTTCCAATTAATAACTTGGTTCCCGTATCTTCGGCTAACTCCGGGTGAAGTATTAAATACGCTTCATCCCGGAAATCACCTAGTTGCCTTAATTCCTCCGGATCACAGTAAGCAGCACTGGCAACGCATTGATCCATATATTCTTTCGGAAAATCATGCTGCAGCATCTCGTTGCAATCTTTGTAATTCAACTTGATAACTTTACAACGCTCCTGCCCAAGCCTATTCAAAACTTCTGTCGTGCATCTCTGTCCCTCTTCGTCGTCGTCGAAAGACAAATAAATTGTATCGAATCTAGATAAATTATCGTACTCGGATTCGATCCAACCGTCTTGGTTTCCCTTGCCAGCTCCGCGCGGAATAGATAGCGCAGCATGGCCATATTGGTACCAAGACATACAATCAATTTCTCCTTCACAAATTATAATCTCTCGTTCTTTGCCTGTAAGAGCCTGCCAGCCGAATAAACAGGGCTCAGAATTAGCGGAAGTGCTGATGTTCTTATGCCCATCATCATCACGATAAATTGAAATATACTTAATCATGTAGCACGCATCGCCAACATGCGACGGAAAACACATGTTGCTACCTTCTCCGTAAACCCTAAATGCTTTCAATGTTTCTTCTGAAATCTTTCGCTCTTCAATCAAATATCTTTTCACTAAATCAGGAAAGACAGTATCTTTTGGAACAGGAGCTCTAACGTAGGTTTTCTTGGGCTTGGCAGGAGATATACTTCTAACCTTATAATTTGACGGGAGTTTTAAATAATCCTCAGCCCATTTACACGCTCCACGCAAATCTAATCCTTGCGTAGCCATAATCAAACCAATCAAATCTCCCTTCTCCCTCTCTGTTCCATTAGCGAAATCCTTCCAAATTCCAGCCTTGGAACCGGTAAGATGAACACCTAAGGAATTCCCAGGCTCTCCGTGAACGCTCCCAACTCTAAATTCATTCCCTACAATCTTTCCATTAGATTTGAATAGATCCACACATACATTTCTAACATCTCTTGCTAATAGATTATGTAGCTCACTTGCTTTCATTGCGCTTCCCTCTTTTTTCTTCGCTCCATGCAGACCAATCAGTTCTGTTTATTTCCTGCGCTCCAGTTTCATGTTTAGACCAAGTGTTAGGCGGTGGAGATTCCTCTTCAGCTACAATCTCATCTTCCCAACGCTCTTGGTTTAAGTATGTGGCTGGATGGGGAATAAATGTCTTCCTCTCATTCAGCCAACAGTCAGCTCCACACGTAACTTTTCGTTTCTCAACGTCAGCAATGATTATATCAGCTTTGTTGTCTAGCTTCTTTTTTATCCAAACTTGCTTAGCTACAGATTTGGATACCTTGCGGGGATATGTAGCCCAAAACCTATCAAAATGAATAAGTAGCTCATCGTGAGATGAGCATATGCTTTTGTTTTTATTTGTTTCTTTTGGTTTTGGTTCTATATGGATATAGTTTGTGTCTCTCTCTGAGACTATCCCCTGTCTCTCTCCTGGACAGTCGTCTGTCTCATAGACGGACTGGCCTGTCTCAGTATTTGACAAAATAACTGTATAAAATGTGCTCGTTTGTCTACCCGATTCATCGAATCTTTGCGATCGTTGTATATATCCTATTCTTTCTAATTCAAGAAGATGCCTTGCCACAGACGCCTTACTAATTCCAGTTTCTTTAATTAAAGTTGCAAAAGATGGGTAACAAGTTCCTTCTCTATTGGAATGGAAGCATAGCCATGCCATTAAAGTTTGCTGATATGGATGCAGACCTTTGCACATATTTGCTGGAAATATACCAAATGTTCCGGGTTCAAATCTCATTTTCCCTCCTTAATCTTTTCTATGCAATTAAGATATAGAATAGCATTACTTAGTGAGGAATGTAGCTGATGTTCGAGGTCTGTTTCGTAAATGCAATATCTTTCATGATATTCGTTCTCGGTGCATCCGATTGAAATATATCGTATTTTATAATAATAAATATATTGATTGTTGGATTTAATAGAAATTATCTGAATTATAATTCCCTTTTCTATAAGAACAATTCCATAATCACCTGCTTCATACGGACGTTTATTCTCTAATGACACACAAAAATATACTTCATCTCCGATATCAAACTTAAATATAGGCATAAATCTCTCCAATAAAAAAACCTCAACTAAGCTATGGTGTGAAAGTGCGCTACATGGGCGCTCCACAGCTTAATTGAGGTTTCTATACTGTTCATGTAATTTACGGCCTTTCACAACCGTTCACAGCCTTTCAAATCTATGCTTAATGTTATCTCTCCTCACTCTTCCTTGTCAACTAATTCGTTTATCCTTCTTTTTCTTTCTTCGTATTTATTCTTAGCCTCTAATTGTCGCACATAGGATACTGTAACTTTGGTCTGTGCTGCGATATCTTCATAAGGGACGTTAGCTTTAAGCATTTCTAGTATCAGCTTAATTCTTTCTCTCCTAGGTGCTAGGCGCTCCTTTATCTTAACCGCTATATTTAGTTGGCTGTAGTGAAATCCTTTGAGGGTTGAATCTTTCCCAACGTATCCGTTTTCGATATACTCCATTTCTATCCTCCATTGTTACAATTGCTATTTGCGTAAAGTATAATTATATATTATAATCATAACATGGAATACAAGAAAAAACCAATACCGATAACTAAATTAGAACTGTGGCGAAGAATACATGGACTCAGTCAAACTGAGCTAGCAAGACGCTGTCGTACACATCAAACAATAATATCAAAACATGAATCTATGACGATTCCGTTGCTTGATCCTGCTATCAATAGAATAATGACATACATCTCGTCAATGGGTAAGGAATGCCAATATCAGCTTGAGTTCGTAGACCTAGATGCTTCTAAGTCCTGGAAGTTGTGTGCTATATCTCATACGTACCTTAGAAATATTTATAGATATCTACTAAATATTGATTGACAATATCATAAATATAATATATCATCTGTTCATGCTTAGTTATCATGACGAAGTCAAAGTTTTCAGTATTGAATTGTCACTGACTAGCATACCTTAACAAACATGGTTCTCTGAAATTTGATGAATGTTCGTGCATAACCATATCATCAAGTACGGGCGAAAGCTCCGGAGAACCACCAACTTTTAGATAGGAGTACTAACATGACAATTAGAAAGATAACACGAGATACGATAGCAGAAGAGGTAAGACTTTACGCATACGAACAATGCGGAGAAGACTGCTATTACGATGACGAGCAAATGACAGAGTTTGCTTTGATGCTTTGCAGATACGATTCAATCGATAACGGAGAAATACTATCTCTGCTAAACGAAGACATGATATTTAATTTCGCTAAGTATAATCTCGAAGATGATGACGCAGCAGAATCAAAGTTCCATTATGGTTTACTTGACGCTATAAAAGAATATCACAGGCCAGCTCTTCTTAGATGGTATGATGAAGGCGTTGCTAGATACGAAGTAGAACATAATATCAATACAATGCAAGATAGCGACTATATTAGGAGGGGTGAATGATGATTAAAGATTTATCAAAAGAAAAAATAGAATCAGCTATAGCATGGTTTACAGGCGGAGAGTTATATAATCACTTTGCAGGTGTGGTGGTAAAAGAGTTTGGTAATAAAAAAGCTGGTGAAGCTGTTGCTTGTCTAGCTGCTATGTTGGTAGCTGCTATTGATTTATTGGAAGAAGGTGCTGAGTTAGACATTATTAAAACAACTAAGATGCACGTAAAGGCTCTTTCTATTTTTGGAATGCTTAAATTATATGATAGTGAGGTAAAACAATGAGTACAGAAATAACAGCAACAAATGATATCGGAAAGATAATGGAAAGATTAGTTATTGGCGGTGACTTATCTGCTCTTGACGCTAGTCAGAAGGTTTTATACTTTAATCACGTGTGCGAATCGCTAGGGCTAAATTCAGCCACTAAGCCTTTTCAGTTGATTAAGTTCCAGGGAAAAGAAATACTCTATGCAACTAAGGATGCTACAGAACAATTAAGAAAAATCCATGGCGTATCTATAAATAGCTTACTTAGCACGATGCATAATGATTGTTATATTGTAACGGTAACGGCGCAAGATAAATCAGGTAGAGGAGATGCTGCTACAGGCATAGTTAACATTACAAGCCTGAAGGGAGAGTCTCTTGCTAACGCTATGATGAAAGCAGAAACGAAAGCTAAGCGCCGAGTTACTCTTAGTATCTGTGGCTTAGGCATGCTAGACGAATCAGAGACTGATACCATTGGTTCATACAAGAAGGTAGATGTCACTACGGGGGAAGTCATAGAAACCAAAGCGATTGAAAATAAAACATCTGCTCCAGAATATTCAAAAGAAGATATAATTGCAGCTGCAACTAAGTCAATCGATGCTTGCAAGACAGAAGAAGAGTTAAAATCTTTATACAAGAATATAGCTAAAGAAGTTAAAGACAAAGCGATATTGAAAGATATTATAAACCTATGCTCTATTAAGAAGAGTATTTTAAAACCAGCAGTAGATAACTTTGAGGATGTTTCCCAATGATGAACACATTAACATTACACGGCATTATAGAAGGAGAGGTAGAAGAGTTTGCATGCAAGACCGGACGTCCGGGTTGGAGAGCAACTCTCGTATGTACCGAGAAAGGATATCAAGGAAAAGAAGAGATTAATAGATTTAAAATAACATGGTTTAGAGATATTGGGATTATAAGATCAGGAGATAAAGTTATCCTTGCTGGTAAATTGTCTAGCAGAGAAACTGAATATAACGGCAAGATATTTTACAACATAGACATAAAGGTAAAAGATATAACCGTTGTTGCTTCAGGTGGTAAGAAGCAATTAGAGTTTTCAGATGATCCAATGCCGTTCTAGGGAGAAACAATATGTGTGGATTTCCCACTACAGAAAAGTTTGAAAATTTTATATGAATAAATTTTGTGAAGGAGAAGGGTATATGGGGCTATTACTTGGTAATCTTAACGTTGAACAAATTGAAGAAAGATTAGGCATAAAACTTACAGATGATGAACGCATTGAATTAAAAAATAATTGGCAAGAAGAAGCTAATAATATAAACAAAGACAAATGGCATTGCTTTGATCTGCCATTTATTATTGTCTCTGGAAGTTTAGAGACCGCACAAAGAATACACAATATTTTAAAACCTTATTCATGCAATATGAATTGCCAATTACAAATTGGTTATTGAATAATCTAAAGAAGATATTCTTAAGGATGCGACTGCGTCTATTGATTCCTGCAAAACAGAAGATGAGCTAGAAGAAGTAATACCATTTTAGGAGAAACAACATGTGTAATTTTCCAAACGTAGATCGTATCTTTAGAGTAGCTGAGTTCTTATTATATGCTACAGAGAAAGACTTTAATAAGCATGCAGTGAAGACTGCTAGGGAGCTTGCCGTTTATTTTCGCTCATTATTAAATGATACTTCATCAAGTGATATATCTAATGTAGCGTCTAACGTAGGGCAGGCTAATCGTAATTCAATGATATCGAATATTGTTAACTCTATCTTCGAAGCTGAAGGCTACTGCAAGAGCAACGACATGTTTGTTCCAACTAATGAATAGGAGGTTGTTATGTTAGACAAGATATCGTACAGGTGCTTTGATTTAGGTTTGTGTATCAGAAGAGCGTATAAGTTCGGCACTAGAATATATTGCTATGTTAATAAGTGTAAAGATGTAAGAAGCTCCGGTGATGTTCTAGTGCTTGATGAAGGTGATAACGTAGACAGATTTGCCGTGTACATAAACAAATACGATAGCGACAAGAGAATAAACGAGGTTCTATTGCAGCTTGGCGTTTATGTAGACAACTTAGAAATAAAGAAATACAAGTAGTAAACAGGGGGACGTCATGCCTCCTGCCCACAAAGGTGCTCAAAAAACACGCCCCTTCCGTGTTGGGAAAGAAGGGATCATATAACTCGCCAGCCCTATTGTAGGGCGCAAGCATCTCGCTGGAGGATGGGCGACAAATCCAGCACAATTTAACTAAACTAAGAGGAAAATAAATGATTACTAAGAAAACAAAAGAAGCAAAAAGTAATTTAGATATGTTTATGCGTGATACAAGCGAAGCTGCAGATAAATATAAAGTTTCTTATTTGCTAGCAGGTAGCAATGAAGATAGCGATGAAGACGTGTGTCGCATCCATAGGCGCGGTAAAATTCCTGAATTAACCCTTATGGCATCTTTAATTCAAGCCATGGTTATTAGTTTGTTGACTAATGACATTGATAATATTACGGATACAGAGAATGATTATGTTTAACATACAAAGAACAACAAACTTACGTGTAGATGTCGAAGTACAAATGAAAGATAATAATAGCGTAGTGAGGAATGTGCATATATTCTCACAGGCACATTCTCCACACTTATTCTTCTATCATGTAGACCATTCTATAGATTTTAGATACGGAGGTCACACCGTCGATGACTCCATCAAGACGGCAAAGAAAGAATTATTATCTCCCAGGAGTAGGTCTAACTCAATATAGCGAGGTGTTTATGTGCGATATTATGTTGATTCTAAAGCAGGACAATCATAAAGCAATCAGAAAGATATCTAATAACGATTCTTCGGTAAGAGCTCTTAGGTTCGATAGCGTAAACATGCAAGAGCTTATCCTGCTTGCTAGAGCTATGCAGCACAATACCCATGTTGTAGACATAGTAATTAACATGGAGCTAGCACCATATCCATTATCATCCATGAGGGAATTAACTATGTGGAAGCTATCCGGAGAGATACAAAAGAAAGTAGAAGAGAATAGAATAATATCTCAACCTAGAAGCATAGGAATGAATAATGTGTAACGTTTGTCCAGCTTGCAAAATGATTCTAAATAAATCTAAGATATGTTCTAAATGCGGAGAAGTAAAATCATTTAATGATTTTTATAAAAGAATCGCAATGAAGGATGGGTATTACAATGAATGTAAAAAATGTTGGAATATACTTAATAAATTACGCAGCCAATCTCCGAAAGCTAAGCTCTCTCTAAAAAAGTCAGTACAAAGATATTCGAAAACACTCAAAGGTAGAGAAGCAGCTAAACGATCTGCTAGAACATGGTCTAAAAAAAATCCAATAAAGTATGCAGCAAATATTAAACTAAAAAATGCTATTTATTTGGGTAAATTAACTAAAGAAAATAATTGTTCATGTTGTGGTATAACTGGAGGGCGACTTCATGGTCATCACGATGATTATGCTTTACCTTTATCTGTGAGATGGTTGTGTATGAGGTGTCATAGAGAGTGGCATAAGATAAATGGGGAAGGTTTAAATGGTTAATCACAAAATATGCGATGATTGTAAAAAAGAATTTTTAAAGTTATTATCTGAAGCTATATTTAAAATATCTAACGATATAACAAATGATAACGCTAAGTACACTAATGCTAAGCAAGTGATGGAATTTAAGATAAAAGCATATAGTGAGTTAAAAAAGAAATTGGAGGAATTACAATGATTAAAAATAAAGAGTTCGCAAGATTCAAGTGCACTAACGATGAAATTATGCTCATTAATAAAATACGCGCTTTATTTGATGATCTATTATGTACTCTATTGAATGATCTTCCCAGAGGAAGAGAATTAAATATTGTAAAAACAAAACTTGAGGAAGCATGTTTTTTTTCAAATAAGGCTATAAGCACAACTAGTCATCTAAATCCTCAGCAAGTGGAGTAGTTATGAAACTATTTTGTTGGCATGATTGGGAATTGGTGGATGAAGTTCATCAAGATAGTCTTATTAACTTTAATATAAAACAAATTTATAGATGCAAGAAGTGCAGGAAAATTAAAATCAAAAGTCGTTATTAATAGAGGTGATATTATGAGCTGGTTTAAAAAGATTGGGAAACGCATTATTCATATCGGTAAAGATGTAGGTAAAGCAGTGGTTAAAGAAGCTGCACATGAAGTCAAGGAAGTAGTTGATGGTGCTAATGACTTCGCTAAGAAAACAGTTATTGATCCTGTAGAGAAGACTGTAGAGCTGATAGACAAGGGACTAAAAGAAGTGGATAAGCTGTGATCCAACGGGAAGATGCTGAGTGTAAGGCATTCTGGGGTTGGTGCAAGCTCAACATGCGCATATGTCAGTGCACGTACCGAATCGAACACAGGGGTAAGCGCTCTATACAATATGCTATGAAGCTAAAGAGCATGGGCGTAAAGGCTGGTATTGCCGACTTCTTTGTGATGCACGCAGCACATGGCTACCATGGTCTATGGCTTGAATTTAAATATGGCAAAGGGAAACAGAGCGAACCACAACTGGCATTTGAAGAGATGTGTAAGATGAAGGGATATCTATATAAGCTTCCATACTCTGCAGAAGAAGCTATTAAGATCGTTACAGAGTATTTCAGAGAATAAATGACGAAGTCAATGGGTTTAACGGGGTTTATTATGATAATAAATGAAGACGATTTAATAGATTTAGATGACCTAGTAAATAAAGCTTCATTTGAAGAATATGTCGATGAAGGTTTGGCAAAACTATATGAAGGTTGTCATTTTGTAGAACAAGCAGATGGTACATTTCTGTTAAAACAGTTATAAATAGGTAAACAATGAAAGAATTTCAGATTACAATTGATGATTACCCAAAACCTATAAAAAATTGTCTATTTAAATGCCCTGTATGTGGATGGAGGTGCATAGGCTATAACGACGGTTATGACACTCCTCTTTCTGTAACTATAAAGGAGCATCTTAAAGAAATAATTTATCCACCGGAACCTAACATACCATTGTGTCTACGATGCATTGCTAAAGCATTTGGTATGAATAAAGAATCAGAGGAATAATATGCCAATAGCCACACTGCAATTCAATTTGCCTGACGAGCAAAATGAATACAATCTAGTCTGTAATGCATCAAAGATGTCGTTAGTGCTATGGCATATCCTAGAAGAAATTCTTATAAAAAAGATACGTTATTCCGAAGGATTATCTGAAGAGCATGTAAAGATACTAGAAGACATGAGAGACGAGATATTGGAGAACATGAAAGACAATGGACTTAGCGAAGATGTATTTTATTAACCACTTTGGCTTCGCCACTAACTACTTGCTCATATCTCGTTCAATATAGCTGATTATCGTCTTCAGATTATCAATGTTGCTGTCCATTTTAGATGACAACATTTTAATCTCATTGGAAGTTTTAAGTAATTCCACCTTAAGAAAATCCATCTCTTTTAGTATATCTCTGTATTTACAGTATAGATTCTTAAACACATAGGATAATATTGCAGAAATGCAAGTTAGTGTCCAACTCAATACACTTGGATGTATAAAGCAATCTGATCCTCTTATCATTCTATTGTTTCCTTTCAACACATTTTCGCTTGTATATTTGGTCATAGTTATCAATTTGACGCTTAGTCTCATCTGTTAAGCATGAACTATATTCCTTTTCGGAGACAGTAATCGGCGTTGCCCATAGACAATACGCTACATCATTCTTTGCGGGTAAATTCACGCATCCGCCTATCAACATCAGACATACTGTCATTACGATGTTTCTCAGATTCTTTCTTAACATCTAACGCCTCCTTCACTGCTTCGTTGGTAGATTCAGACTCTAACTCTTTCTTTATACTGTGCTTAAGATATAAGTAAAGACCAATGATAGCAACAATTACTACCGGTATAGCTATAGCTATTAGACTTATCATCTGTCATCTCCAGTCTTATCCTTGTTTCTGAATGTAAAGTTCTCTGCTATACCCAATCCCAACAAACTAGTTCCTGCCATAAATGTATACTGTAGCACAGAAAGACAGGTAGCAGGATCACCAACATGCCGCATTAGACCGAAGATAAACAGCGTAGAAGCCATTATTATCCCTACCCCTAGCAACACTACCCCCAGGAGCCTTTTGCTGCTTTTATCGCCATCTGAGTCATGTAAGAAGCCGTTTGGCATATGTTCTCCTAGCTAGAAGCTCTATTGATCCAGCCTTTGATATACTTAGGCCTATCTAAGGATCGATAGTAGTTAATAATGATTGGTTTGAGATAGCTCATTAACACCTGAGGATGGCACTTGTTGCAGGCATCAATAGTTTTATCTCCCATCTTGCCATCTACTATCAACCTAATATCAGAAAGAACCATATTGATGGCTGACTGCAGCAATCCTACGATACGTCTTGTACCAATATTAACGCCAATATCGAATACCTTATTGGCTATAGTTTGGTCGTTAATCTCGCTACACCTAATGCTATCCCAGTACTCTTTCTTGTATATCTGCTTGGCATGTTCAAGCGTGAGGTGCTCGATATCTACACCTGGATGGCTTCTTTTGGAAACACCAAATCTAGTTTCACCGCCAGCATCATCTGGGTCGTTACTGTACCCCCCCTCATGCTCAATCATAATCTCAAAAGCTGGTTCAAATTTAGACATATATCACCCCACGTTTCACGTGAAACTACTCACAACAAGCGCGATGCCCGGTCTTAACCTGCTCTTCCTCTGGCTTGGTAATGATTACCACTGGAGCATGTTTATACATGCCAAATGTCATCATCTTTCTAATAGATGACTCAGTAACTGTTTCCATTTTAGAAACTACGACTTCTTTATCTTCAGCAGCTTTAAACTCTGATATTTCTTTATTGTTAATACCTTTGTACATATTATTCTCCAATTATTTATTATTATCTATATAATGATTTTCTATTAACTCTATCGTATAATATAGTGCCACTATTTCTATTATTCTTATAACTTTGAGCAAATTGCATAAAAGCATCTACACCATGTGAAGCCCAATCATGACATGGATCTCTCGAAAACACCTTGAGTCTTTCATTATATTCAGCATGATATGATTGCAATGCTAATAACCCATGTTTACACAAAGTTTTATGGAATATAACTTGGTTAAATACACTTCTGACAGCTTCTATTCCATCAATCTTATGTGTTACACGTGGAACAAATTCGTAGTTAATACCTAACCTAGCAGCTCTTTCGATGTATGTCTCACCGCTAAACTTCTCTCTATGCATCGCGTCATGTGGTGCGTAATGTCTTCCATACACAATTCCATGCTGCTTTCTAAAATCATCTAGCCAATTAACATAATGACTATAAGGAACATTGTTGTACTCGTAATAAGCTATTGCCTTATATCCTTCTGGTGTTGTCTGAATGAGCCAGATAGCAGTTGTATCAAGTCCTATATCCCAATAAGTATTAACCGGATAACTTACGTCAATCGGGAAATCTAATATTCTATTGCTAGTGTTTGCAGCTTCATATTCAGCAACAAAGTAATTACCACCCTGAAACGCATTGAAAGAACAATAGAACTCTCGTTGTATAAACTCCTCGCTCGTTCCAGCTTCGCGCATCTTCTGGATATCATCCGGAGAAACTACATAATTACCTGCATTATCTCTCGTATCATCAACAGTAAGATTGCTCACATGATATTCTTCGTTATCTATATTGTTAGTGTACAAAGTATGAGCATGATTCTGACCATTAGGAGTAAAGATAAATGCCGCAGTTCCTTTATTTCTCACCAAGATAGGATTTAAAATATCCCAGGCCATTGGATGCTGGAAGCTATATTCAGAAAACGTTATATGAACCGGATTGGTTCCACGAAGAGAATCAAAGTTGTCCGCTCCTGCAAACTGTAAGATAGAGCCATTCTTAAACTTAACAAATAGTTCAGTTGAATTAGGTGTTCCAGCAAGTAATTGCTTTGGAATATAATCGAATAAAGTATGCCCTTGCTCGTCTATATTTCTCCATACAACCTTCTTAGCCTGGGCTATAGTAGGTAATGTATGCAGATATGTTCCCACCTTCAATTGTGCGGCTATTATAGCCAGATGGAGCCAAGTTTGATCCTTACCTGCCCTGCGATGCCATACATTTACAAACCTCTTCTTACCCTCTTTAAAATAAGCATTAAAGATATCTAATTGATATGGTCGTGGTGTATAGAATCTTGGCAGATATATTTCAGTCATTCATTATCCTACATATGGCATAGTTGGCCATGAAGCGGTGTAATTATATGCAAGAACTGCTGAAATTGTTGTTAGAGCATCAATAGCTAAACAATGAGTATCAATCACCTGATTGGTTACCATCCCTAATTTATCCATTAAGTTTATTAACTCTGCAACTTCTGTCAGAGTTAGGTCTACTTTAGAATTACTAGCATCAAGAACATAATGATCAATAGTAGATGTCTCGCCAGTTTCAAATTGCCCTATACGAGAAAAATAATATGCTTCATTGTGTAGTCTCTCAGACAACAAGCAACTATATTCCACTGCATCATAGACCACATTACCATCTAAATAAGTTAATGCATACGTTCTTACAGCCTGTTTTTGCTGTATCTTAGCATCAGCTAGCGTTGCTGGAGCAACCAGAAATGCAGCATATGCTGCTGTATATGCTGCTATATTAGCTATATATCCATCTCCATCTGTATATGGAATGGCAGCACCAGTTTGAGTAGTAGATGTTCCATAGAAATGTTTCACTGTCTGCTCGTAGTCTCTCCAGGTATATGGAGAAGCCAATGTATAAGCTGGTTCTTGAGTAACAAAGAACGATAGAGGCATGAATAATGTTTCATTAATTATGATTGTATCATCTGGTGTATGTCTAAATCTTCCCATGTTTCACCTATAGTTTGATTTGTATATTAAAGAATACTGTTGGTTGCATTACATTAAATGGAGCACTAGTTCCTGCACCTCCTGTAACCGCGCTTTTCTCACCTCTAGATCCAGATGTTAATTCATTAGAACCAGAACCTCCCAAAGTATGTAGATACGTATGATTATGAGATGCCATTTCAGCAATTGATTGTGTATGAGTTTCCTCTCCTACATGGTCGCCGATAGTTCTGGATGTTAATCCTACTTGTGTTCCAGCAACGCCTATAGCACGTCCAATAGAATAACATAACTGAATAGATTTATGAGCAGACCAATCTGCAGCAGCAGTCGCTCCCCTCGTGCTTAGTGTTCCAGCGCTTGTATATATAGGGGCATTAGCATCAGTAAATCTCGTCCACATCCACAAAAATAACGAATGCGTGTCATCATCTGCTAACTCTGTTGCATTAGAACTAGCATCACCAATGGTAGTATCCCTCATCCACACCCACCCTGATTTAGCAGAATCACCATATACATGAGATGCTGTTGTTAATCTAATGTCTCCTGTATCCCATTGTTCCTGGTTAATTAAATGCTTAAGATAAGCATCTACGGTAGTTGAACCCAATCCGTTTATGGCATCATAGTAACCAACTAATCCAGCCCCTGGAGCGCTAACGGTCTCACTAGCCAATTCAGAACGTAATGTAGAATCATCCGGAACTCCTGTTACTGCAGTGAGATTACCTGCACCGTTAGCTTTCCAATACTGACCAGCTGTTAGTTTAGGCAAAGATGTATTACCCGTAGTCAGTGACTCAGTAACCAAATATGTCAAGCCACGTTCAGTAATAAGATTATTTACTTGCTGGATCTGCATCACCAATCTATCTAATTGCTCATTTATAGTTAGAGATTTAAATTGTCCACCAACGCTAAAGTCTGTTAATCGATCGTACGGTAATGTACGAGCTATTGTTATTATGTCTCCAACTGCCAACGTGATAACAGGAAGTATGGTTATAGTTCCTCCTCCCGTTGTACCAGCTCCAGTTATAGTATAATCATCGTATAAATCCAATATCTGATTGTCTGGATCAGGAGTAGCTCCTACTGGAGTCAAATATACTGATACATCATCGTCACGCAGAATCTCAAAATCAAAGGTGTATGCAACAATACTTGGTGATGTTACGGTATATTGTCGTCTTGGATCTTTATCATTAACTATTAGTGCTGTCATTCTAACCTCCTAACCATAAATCTTTCTTTGTTGATTCAGGATCAACTCCCGTGATTGATGTCTCTACTTCTCTAAGAAAGAGATAGTTTAGAGCCTTTTTAAAGTATATGTCATTTAAAAATGGTATGTTTTTCATTGCATAATGATATGCAGCTTTCTTCGATAGATTACCAGTTACTAACTGTTCTGTCATGTATGTAGCTTCTACGACATTCGATATAGCTGGGCCAACTAAATCTTCAAATATTCTTGCTGGAGTAGAATGAGCAGACGGAGCCAGTCTTGTAAATAACCCAACGAAACCACTGGTCTCAAGTGACTGCGAGAAAAAATCAAATGGCGTTTCGAACTTCTTTCCAGTGACCTCTGCGTCAATAGCATTTTTTACCATTGAAAGAACATACGCTGTAGCTGCAAACTTAAGAAATCCTCTCCAGTTTCCTTCTCCTTTAAACATAGCATTAAAATATGTATCAGCACCTTTTCCTAATGCAAATCTAGCCAGAGGTTTAGTTAGTAATGTTGTTTCATATGATCTAAATGCGCTTAGACATCTCAGGGTTGCTTGTAATGCCTGACCAGCTGCAGTCTTTGGCTTTGTATGCCCAAACAACCAGAAAGCCCTAGAAGCAGCATCTGGAGTCATTACACCATGAGATATCTGATCTCTAATATACGTAGACCATTTATGACTAATGTCGTCTCTCACTCTGCCTAATGATGTGCCATTATAGTTCTTAGCATCTATTCCTATTTTGCCTAAATATTCTCTAATAGCAGTATCGCTCGTATGTGTGAAAACATCTGATCCTATAAACTCTCCAGCCTTAGGAACATGTGTAGTATTCTTTCTAGCTAAATCCCACATCTCTGGTGTTATATCGTATAACTTCATGGTGCTAGATAGATGCTCTGGAAGACCTTTAAAGGTAAGGTGTTTGTGCTGAACAAGAATCTCTGACATTCCACCACCACAGCTTAACTCCTTACTGAAAGTCATCTTTGGATGCATGCTAAGCTTAGAAGCCATGTTAGAGAAAAACTTTCCGGTCCTGCTCATTGTTTCTCCATAACCCATACCAGTAAGACGAGCAATTGATCCAGTACCAGTATTTATATATACCTGCAATACATCACCAAGCATTTTCCTATATTCACTAGGCTTAATGTCTTTTACTAAGTTGGAACTTATTTTTGCAATTGATTTATAATATGGAATACCAAAAGTATTCATTTGTGAGGCAACAGCTGCTTGATCTAAAATTCCTCCCATAAGAAAAGTATTTGGAATTAACTTTACAGTATTATATGTACGTAAAGCTCCACCAATTTTAGCTGCTCTAGAGCTATTATCAAATGCCGATCCATCAACTACGCTTAATATTATTCTTCCATTAGCCTTTACTGATTCAAGATCTTTCTTAAAGAACTCTGTTCCATCAGCTTTTGCAACAGCGAAAGCATCTGACGCTATGGTATCGATCATCTTATATGGCTCAGGTCCAAACATACGCAATAACGTTAAGTCAGTAGCGGTGCTTCTTATTGTATGGCTTATCGTATCTTTTAATGTTCCCAATCCATATTTACGTATATTGGCTATCTGTGCCTCTTCGTTTCTTGGTATTATCTTTCTTCCTTTGGTATATCTGTCTATGATACTGCTAGGAGTTTTTTCTACATTATGATTATCAGTGATTGATTTATAAGCATACTCGAACCATTTTCTTACTTCTTCTGGAGAGGATCCCTTGCCTACTGTTTTATCAATATCAGCATATTCGTTAATCATAGAATCAATCCATTTGTCGCGAGCCTTATTTAATATAAGCTCTTCTTTGCGTGGATTACCCATAAGACTTAATCTAAACTTGCGCGCTTCCCATGCTGTATCATGAGTCTGGAGCATCTTCTCTTTATTCCATACAGTAGATATCCCCCAGTTAGGATCTTGTTCAATAAATGTTCCATATCTAGCAAATTCAGCAATATATCCTTTGAATCTGTTCTTAGTTAACTCTCCAGTTCTGTCTATTGCCTCAACCCCAACTTTCTTCCCATTCATTGCCCTAAGGAACTCGACATCATGCTTTCCATGCAACAACATCGGCAAAGCTCCGCCCTCTATCTTTTCCACTCCTCTTTCATACGATCCTTCTTCGAAGTTAACACGTGTAGCAACTTGTGTTCCAGCGCTGTTTCTTGCTCCATCAACTTCATTCTCTATTCCTGATGTTACGGCCTTAATAAGATCATGAGGAGATAGAGGAGCAGATACTTCTACACCATCTTTCATCTTCGTTCTTGATGCAAACTTTTTAGATAACTTTAAATATTTAGCTCTTATATATGATTTATGTAATGCCGTTATTTGCTTGGATAATTCTTTCTTCTGAGAACGAGATAGGAAATCTTCACCAGCTTTCTTCATTGCAGAATAAACGCTATTTATTCCTTCTTGAGAAGCAGACATGATATCACCTGCATCAGCCTTTTCCTTAGCAGACCAAATTTGCTTGAGCAACCTAGATAGTTCTTTCTCATCAAAGTCGCCACCAGCTATTTGCTTTAATAGGTCTAAACACTCACTCATTGGGTTTTCCTCAAGCAATTTATAGCAGATTCAATTAATTTAGGTAACTTGGAAATTCTTCTGTCTGATTTCTTTATTTCTTCTGCTGATTCATCCAATTCTTTGTTATGCTCCTCAAATCCTTTTTCGTCACTCTTCAAAGAATTCAGATCTGTATTGTCGACCTCTTCTTTTAAATCACCCATTACTTTATTCTGTTCTTCTGATAGGTCTTTTATTGTTGGTCTATTATCGCCAATCACATCGTCGCGAATATCTGCTCCCATGGTATAACGCACATGTGCTTTAATCTCATCAGGAGTTACATCAACAAGCTCATTACGTAAAGCGCTCTTTACGAAGTCATGATATCCATATTCGTCTCGAAGAGAGATAATTTTATCTTTAAGCATTCTATTTTCTTTCTGAATATTCTCAGATGTTTCACGTACTCCTTGCAAGATATCATTTCGTTTTATTTTATTACTTATATCATTGATGTGCTTGTAAAGTAATTGAGGTTCATCATTAAGTAAATCATTTGCAATATTAGTATCCAATCCAGCTTTTCCAAATTTATTAATGATACTATCCATGTTCTCTTTTTCTGCGGTAATCTTTCCACTCTCATAATCATTCTTTGTGGAATTTAATATCTTCATTTGTTTATTTAGAATTACTTGTTCTTCTTGAAGACTTGCAATACCTGCTTCTGTTTGTGGAGCTGATAGCTTAATGTTAGATATCTCTAGTTCTGAAGCAGTATTTTTTAAATTATCTAAAATACTTTTTTGTGTTTCTTCTACTGAATCAGCAACTATTGATGGATTTATTCCTGCTTCCACGAATCTATTTCTTAATGTCTTTCCTTCTTCATAAGTTGCTTTCTTTATAGGAACCACTAAATCTATATCTTTTCCAGATAGTAATTGAGATATAGCCATTTTATGAAGAGTTTCATCATCTTCTGGTGATACCATTTTAGATGAACCTATGATCTCATCTACTTTATTAACGATCGTTTCTGGAGTGTGTTCTTCTTTTGGTCTAATTGGTAGCGCATATGATGGCGTTGGAAATCGTTCCTGCAGATTATAATCAGAAACATCTAGCATCTTTTTTAAATACTCTGGATTCTCAAGTTTGCTACCAACTGTTTTACCAAGTAAACTTCTAGCCTTAGGATCGAAAGCAATATCACCAATAGTAAAAGCTGTACCCATTGCTGTTGCTAAAGAGAAATTAAGCATACCTTGGACAGCATCGTACTTCTTGCCCATATGATAATCGTACCCAGCCTCAGCCATTTCCTCAGAAGCAGATGCTCCAGCAGCATATACTATGGGAGCAGCTTTATAAGCAGCTAATCTATATGCTGTTGCTAAAGTTCCAGCTACCGCTATTCCAGCTTCTTCTGGGGCAAACATAGCTGCCCCTATGATTCCAGCAGCCAGCGGAACAGCATTCATAAATCCACCTACTGCATTACCTATATACGCAGCTCCTTTCTGCCAAAAGGTATCTGCTTGCGAATTAAGGAAATTGTTTCGTAGTTGCGTAAGCTGCATTTGTGTTAAATATTCAGCTTCCTTGCTATCTACTCCTTGAGGGTAATCAAAATCTGGATATGATGCTTGTAATTGCTTACGCTGGTCTGGAGTCAGAGGTATAGAATCATCTACTATCTTATGGTATTGATTCCATGCAATATAATTTAACTCTCTTGTTGGTCCACCAATAAAACCTTCCTCAAAAGAGGATTGAAGTTGCTGGAATGGACCAACCTGAGGAACAGCATTACTTAACGATGGACTCCATGGCAAATTACCTCCACCAACAACACCCATAGAAGCTATTTCTAAGTTATAGTCAGGAGACTGTACGTCTGACGCAGCAGTTGGTGCTATAGCCTTATTTTCTGATGGACTAGTAGCCAATATATCCATGGCTTTATTTTGTATTGGTGTAGTATCTGGTGGTGCAGATTCAGCAGTTTTAACTGGAGCACCAGACTGCAATACACTTGGCTCAGCATTAGTTTGATTGGTGCTTGGAGATGTTATTGTTGGTTGCATTTTATTTTAGATTAGCCGCCTTAACATATGCTTCGTTGCTAAAATTAGCGTTCTTCTTCTGATATTTGATGTTATAAATATCATCATACTTGAACCCAAATGGCTTTCCAGTATTTGGATCAACTACAGGGTTACCAACGGCATCAACATAATTCAATCCTGTAAAGTCTTGATTAGATACCCAGTTTCCATTCTTAAGGTATAACTGATGGTATAAAAATTTCTTCTCATTATCACTAAGACTACTTGATGGAGCCAATCTTCTATCATAGCTACTTCCAGAAGCTACACCATAATTGAAGTTAGGAAGTAAATTATCTTGTGCATATTTTGCATAGATAGATACTTGATCTGAATCCAATGGCTTATTGTTATACTTCTTAGGCATCATTACTTCAACGCCCTTTATTCTTGGGTATGCAAAGTTATCATTTAATCCTTGTTGAAATGCCATTTTAACTGCTGATACTGCATCTCCTGTTTTGCTCATATTACCAAGCGACATCTTTGTTAGGTATTCGTGAGCATCATTTAGTTTTTCTTCTGCCTGCAATGGATTTAAAATCTTGCGTAGATTACGAGCGTAGTCATTAAAATCATCGGCTGGACCAGAGTTCCATAAAGTTGAACTTAATCCTAGATTTCCTTTAATTCTATCTTCTATTATCTTTATATCGCTAGGATTTCTATTTGCTTCCAATTCAGCAATTGGAGTCTGAAGTATCTTTAAGTCATTATCACTACCAGGATTATGTGGGTCTAAACTCAATGCAAAATTAAACCCTCTGTCAAGATGGGCATTTTTAACTGCTAATATATTCCTCATAGCTAAAGGATAGTTTGATCCTTTATCTTGTTTTAATTTTGATAGTATGTCGCGCACTGCTTGCGCACTATTTGCGGTAGATAAAAGATTATTATACATCTCAGCATCTGGGACGCTCATTGCTTTTAAATCGTTTTCAGATACACCCTTAGCTCTTTGTACATCTATATTTGCTTGGGTTATATCTGAACTAGTTACATGAGATATTGGTATTGATGCTCCAGATTGCGCAATACCATTTGCTGCTTGTTGGTTAACTGTGGCAGCAGTCTGTACTGACGGATAGTTCATTGCAGCCGTCCATTGATCACTATTCCATAATTCATTCTGTTCTTTTACAAGACGAGCAGTGTTAGCATATGATTCTTGATCACGCGTAGATTTTATCTTTTGCAATGCTTCATTCTGCTTCTCAAATGACATTGAACTTATCAATCCAGCATCCGCTACAGATTGTTGCCAGAAATTTATCTGTTGATTATTAGCTTCTGCTTTATTTGGATATGCGTCATTGTATGCGTTGATCTTTAATTGATCTATAGGATGTCCATTCTTGGCATTCTGTATTTGATTCTGATTATTTACTTCTACTCTTCCATCTATTGCATCTTTACTAGTTGAAAGAAGATTGGCTCTAGCATCTATTTTGTTACCAACAGTATCCATTTGGCTTGGTTTATATCCAGGTATGCCAACTTTGAGAACAGTTTTCCTATATTCATCTACAGCTGGCATTCCACCTTTAGCAAAAATAGCATCAACATTTTGTATTGCTGCTTGTTCGCTAAAATCCTGATCATTACCTTGAGTATATTGCGTAAATCTACTTGGCTTTATAGCTCCTGTTTTAAGAGCAACTGTAGCAGCATCTCTAGCCTGAAGTTGTGCTAAAGTCATTCTTCTTTGATCACCACTACGAATAGCATCGTTAATATTTTGCTGATTCTTGTATAGAGTATCTTCTGCTGTTACATATTGCGTTGCATTGCTTTGCTCTATGATCTTGTTATCGAATTCTTTAATAGCAGACAATTGTGCTTCAGAAGCTGCGCTCATTAATCTTGCATGATTCTGTGATGGTGAGTTTTGAATTAAGCCATTAAAATATGCAGTGCTTCCAGATAGGTACGCTTCTTTTTGTTTGTCTGGATATGGAGAGGATAGCGTAGACTCTAACCTTATGCGCTCTGATTGACTATTTATATCAGCTGTAGCTAATTGTTTTTGAGCATCCAATGCTAACGTTTGTTGCTGCTGTTTATTTAATTCAATAGTCTTTAATGCTGTTTCCCCAACATTCTCTACTTTTCCTCCAACTGCACTAATAGCATTCCATCCAGCAGAATTGTCCATTATTGGAGCTGGTTGTATTTGTTCCTGTGAAGTATATGTTGGTAGATTCTGTGGCATAATAAAATCTTAGCTCCGCGTTATAAACCTATCTTAGTTGCTTGTTGTTGCTTCTTCTTTGATTCTTCATCATCTGTGTCAAGTAGGTTTCCAAGTAAACTTTGCTTACTCTTTGTTGCAAACGGCGTCATAATATCTCCACCAAAGTCAGTTACAGCACCAAATATATTCGCAATATTAGCCGTCTTAAGACCATTTATCTCACTATCATATCCTTGTTTTGCCATTTCTTGATTCATAGAGTCTGTACGCTCATCCTGAGCCCATTGGTTAAAAGATTCTTCACCAATAGCCTGGAATGAGGGGGACGATACAGAGACTCCTCTAGCTCCAGCCTGAGCTTCCTGAGTGCTGATAATCTTCATTAGATTGGTAGTTCTTTGCAAAGATTTCTCTTTGCCAGCAATAGCTTCCTGCTCTTCTCTTTTCTTTAGAGCCTGTATGCGAGCATCGTTAGCTTCATTAGCAGAGTATGTTTTAACGGCTATTCCTGCACCTATAGTTGCAATTGCTGCGATGGTAAATGGATCACCCATATTATAGAACCTCTATTTCATATCCAATGCCAATGATTTGCATTGGTAATGGATCTTTTTGTGTTATCTGGATTTCTTCTCGCAAACTCCAATCAGTTATATTTACATATTCGTAAACATCAGTCTTAACCTCTGGTGGTAAATCAAGTAGGTCGCCAAATGTTTGATATGGAATTAAATTATCATTGATGTAAATTCCAAGTGATTCGTAATAATCTATGAATATTCTTATTAATCTTTTCTTTGTGTACAGAGTTGATCCTTGTTGGCTCATTATATTTACGCTATTTGGCGTAATTAATGGTGTATATTTTAGACCAATAGTTACATCGGTGGCATCGTCCTCTAATGTAAGAACTCCGCCATTAACCTTGTTCTCTTCAAATACGTATCCATCAGCTACTATTTGGATATCTTTTCCTTCTAGGTGGCTTAATCCTGAGACTACTCTTGCGGTTGCTGTAGTGGTAATCGAGCAATCGGTATATACGCTCCAATCTAATTTCTCAAGATATTGAAAGTCTATTCCATCTACTGTCCTAGTGATTATAAAATAGATATCTGCGCCTACATTAGCAATAGCTCTAAATAATCCATCTGTTGTAATGTTATCTAAATCATTAAATGCTGTTCCTGTAGTCACCAATGTCCATGCTGAAATAGACTGTTCTGCCATGCTTTGAAATACCGCCAATGATCCTTCGCTATTTACATAAAACAGATAATTTGCCTCGTCTTCCGTCGATCCTTGTAATACAGCTCCATCAATAGGATTTCGTATAAGATGAGGTGAAAATATACTAGCAGTAGTAGATTGGTATGAACCGCGATCGTTATCAAAGACAAAACTCATGATTGATTTACCACCCTTTCTAATATAGAAAGTTTGGTTATCAAGAATTAATGGAATAACATTTTCTGATCCATTGTTTGTTTGTTTTCTAAACGAAGTATTTCCAGGAGTAAGCGCTGTAGATTCTGATTGCGGACTAACGTACTCACCATTAGTTGTAAATACCTGAAACGATCTATCACTAACGACATACCTAATTGTATTAATATCATCTGACGACATTGTGTATTGAATAGAATCACTATCATCACCAACTCCAATATCAAAGTTTAATACATCGTTAGATACAGACATAAATACTGTAGCAGGCAATGCTTTACATCCACCAATAGCTAATCTACCCTCATAGAATGTTCCTGATATAGGCCATCCACGTGAACTGTTCCATGCTGTTTCACCTAAATAACAATCAGCTCCATTCATCGATTGAGCGCCAAATTTTTGTTTTACCCAAATGCCAACCTTTGTTGCAGAATAATAATGAGTTATTTTGCCAATACCATTCTCTACTACCTCAGATAAACCTACCCCTATAAATATTCCACCACTATGAGCCGCTCTAAACACAGGAATATTTGATTCTAAATAGTGGAAACCAAGTTCTAAATCTGTTGATATCGTAAATGTTGCGCCATCGTAATCTTGTGCAAAGTCGTATGCCGGATAATTTTTGATTGATAAAGCCGCAAACGACCACGTTAGCTCATCTGTATTACTACGTGTTAACAGCATAGGAGGAACATCTTTATTGAAGCATATCAAAGCATTCTGGGTCTTCGTAAACTTAACTTCATTATTAATAAATAGCGAACCAGCATATGTTGTTACTATCGTTTTTATAAGAACATCGTTTTTATATATTTCTAATTTTAGATTAGAAAATATCAACAAGTATTTTGTAACATCATCATATTCGAATGATGCCAACATAAACTCTCTACCTGGCATGCTTGCCACAGTCTTTCTTGATATATATTTTGTTCCAAATCTTCTACGAGCTCCACCAGTAGGAGTTACTACTACGTTACGCATCTTGGTAGCGGACTTATTAAATAGAGCTAAGTCAGGTCTAGCCTTTAGTCTAGGATCTATCTCGCCATGTGTGAAATCATTTTGTACTGGAAATACTGACATAGTTTCACCCAAATTTTCTGCTTAATAGGCTATCTCTCAAGATAACAGGATTAGGTTGTTGCTGGCTATCTATAGCTCTACATGTATTTAAGTAGTTCAATGCCTTTTGCGAATAATCTTCGCTTAGTTTTTCTGATTCTGTAACTGGCATAGCAGCATAAGAAGCTAAAGTTACTACCATTAAGTTCTTAAAATATGCTGGCCATTTGTTTACTTCAGGCAGAAACGAATATTCAATAGTTAGTGATGTAGATTGGTTAGTATAAAGGTAATTCTCATATCTTGCGTAATCTATATTAACTGGATATGTTCCATACAAGTGCAACATGTCATTTGGAAGCAAATAAGCATATGTATATTTGCTTATAGGAGGAACAGATGATAACGGAGACAACGTCTTGAATGCCATAGCAAAACGCCATGTATGCATTGTTATAATCATTGGGTAAATAAGATCATATAACTTACTAACACTTGCTACTACTGGGGAGGCATCAGATCCTATGCTATTAACAGGAGCCTTGCCGAGCAATATAAATGCATCAGAAATAACTTCGATCTTTGACATGGATACCTCCTACTAATTAATAGTACTATTTAGTTTCTACTTCTTCAGTTTTGTTGCAGCAATCACATTCTTTGTGAAGCTCTACATACTTGTTAGAGATACCAATGGCACCAATAAGCTGCGCTCTTTGATCGATTAGCTTCTCTATCTCTTTATTTGTAGCATCGAGATTAATTTTTAATCTTTCTAGTTCTTTTTGTAGTGCTATTTTCATTTAATGGTTCCTATATAAATAAATATTGGGGAGATACTTCTATCCCCCCAATACTAGTTATCTAATACTACTCTAACTAACCAGTATAACAATTGATATAATGAACAACACCATCGACCAATACTTTAATTTTCTTAGCAGTACCACCAGTTTCGGCAGTAGCGCTAATAAATGTTGAGCATGTATCGAATGTAGCAAATGCAACTGCACCAGGAGTTCTAACATACATAACTTGGTCAAGCGCAGTCGCACCATTTTCAGTCATGTATAATAACTCATAACTACCAGTGACAGCAGCAGCTTGATGGGTATCTAACCAGCAAGAGCAAACGTGTGATGCTGTAATGGCAGCAGATGCTTCAATCAAACCATAAAGACCAGCCATGAAGGAAGAACCAGCAACAGTACCATCAGCACGAGCTTGGCCATAACAACCAATGATAGTGCTATCTGTAGCGGTAAATGTAGCAGATACAACAGCACAGTTTAATCCAGCTGTTACAGAAGCCGTACCTGTAGCACCAATAAATGCTTCGTTGTAAATGCCATAAGTTGCGCCACTTGTGATCACGCTGTCATACTTAAACTCAGCATTCATAGTAGACGTGGTTTCATGATCATGCATCTTAAGAGACATTACAGCGCTGGAAGTCTCATTACGATACAATGTACCAACCTGCTTACCAGTAAAGGTAATGGTATCGGTACTGGCATCACCTAAAACAACATTGCCAGTAGCATTAATATCAGCAACATTGTAGTTAACAACTGCAGCTACTGTTACAGGAGAAGCACCAGTTGTAGAACTGATAGAAGCAATCTTTACTAGATTGTTAGAATCAGAAATTATGATGATATCATTTTTTTTGAAGACACTTGCTTTGCTATTAAAATAGCCAGAAGCTTCAATCGTAGCAATAACATCAGTGCTGCTTGTATAACTAAAGATTTGTTTAGCAGTTTGGCTAAACGATGTATCAATTTTACCAAAATTACTTTCAACAAAAGCCATGATTAATCCCCCTATTATTTAGTTTCGTCGCAAACGATTTTAACCACACCATTTTCGTCAAGAACGCTAGCGCCCTCTTCGATAATAGAGTCCGCAATAAATGAAATATCATTATCCGAATACCAAACATGCGATTGAACTTCATATTTGTTAACACAACCGATAGCACTATCAACCCACATGAAACAATCGCGGTTGTTACCTACCTTTGGTAATCCACCAACAGTAGAATCACCAAACACAACCCATTTCATACCAAGGAAACCATCAATACTGCCATTCAATAAGGTTTTCATGAAGTAGTCATTGCTGGTAAAGGCTGGTAATTTCATTAATGCTTGCCATTGGCTAGCATGAATTGCAAAGATTGTTTTTGCATTAGCTGGGGCATTAGCAGCCATTAACATTTTCTTGGCTTCTAATACTTTTTCTAATGACATATTGGTTGTGCCAACAGGAATAACATTAGTTGTAACAGCATCTAATGCAGTAATCTTTAAACTATCTTTATAACGACCAACAGCGCCAGCATGAACTTGAACCCAAATGTTTCTTTCATCAACATTTGTTAAGCATTTTTCATCTTTACCCAATACTGTACGAAGAGCGCGCTCGGTATAAGTTGTAGTTTGCTGTGTTTTTGATAACGGAGTAGCCGCTAATGGAGTATTGTAACCACCGCGAGCTGACATGTCGGCAACACCAATATGTGGCCATTTGTAACTATCACCTAATGCTCCACGAATATATAGTGAAGTTCCTGCTAATTTTTCGTTCTGTTGATATGCAACAATAAATTCATCATAAAATTGCTGAATAGCAATATCTGTAGTTGTACCCATAATATCCTCATTAATTAATAAAAAAATATGATCTATTTTTCTATTCGCGAGGTATCTCTATGCGAGGGCTCCGAAACGAAAAGTTTTGCTTTTCTGGGCCTTACGGGTAGCAGAGTTGCTTATGACTATATTAAACTAATTATCTTGTTTGTCAAACGAACTTAGAGTAAATAGCATCTACTTTCTGTCGATACTCTTTATCACTTCGATACTTTGGATCATTTAACATTGCTCTCGCCTCATCTCTTGTCATCGATGGCAATGGAGCATTATCAACCGGAACTGGATTGAATTTAAACTTAGATTTAATACTTTCTAGCATCTCTACAAAATCGGCTCCATGAGCTAAAGATTGCATCTTATCTACTGGATATTCTGGGAAATTCTGCTTCCACCATGTTTGCAATATATCCAATCTCTCTTTGGCATTAGGACCCAATTTCTTTACTTCACTTTCTGTATAATCATTTAGTAATTTGTTTTCCTGTTCTACTCTCGTTAAATCCATATCCAACTTATACTTAAGAAACTTATGAACATACTCTTGGCTCATATTAGCTTCCTTAGCTAAATCAAGAAATGATTTTACATTACTATCATTAACATCTAACTTAACATCATGATATTTCTCATCAACCTTTGACATATCTAAGTCGTATGTCTCTGGAGCTCCAGTAAACGCTCCTAACTTCTTGCGTAGATTGTTATATCCCTGTGCTTGCTCTAGTACTGATCCGTACTTTGACTCAATGTATCCCTCTGGTTTGGGACCAGTTCCTGGAATGCCAGGTGCTAAATACCAAACGCTATCTGAAGCCACAGAAGCATCAGAAGAACTTGATTCCTGTGGTTCACTAGGTATCGAATTGCTTTGCCCTGCAGCCTCTCCAGCTGCGTTAGATGCGGCAGCAAAGATAGTTTTAACACCAACACTAGATGTATGAGCAACTGTAGCAACTGGTTGGCTAGTTGAAGAAGCTTGAGTTTCGGTAGCGTTATCAGTCATGTATTATTCCTATTTTTATAAGCATCAATGATTAACTTTATTCCCAATAAAATGCTATTCTGTCCTTCACGATAGTAACCATATGCAGCATTTTGGTTCGGTGGACATACGGAAGCATATAGATATTTGCTCAATAGTTTATCTAGCAAATCTCTTCCATCCTGCGTGCCATGAAAAACATCTACAATTAATCTTTGTATTACCTTGTCTTTCTCTGACATTTCTGGAATTACTGACTCTGGTACCGATCTGATTTCCTCCCAACTCATTGCTGACCTCCAAGCATATTAGCTATATTAGGTTGATCTAACGTTCCCTGCTGGGGCTGCTCTTCTCCAGGCTGTGCATTAGGATTTTGCTGTGGCTGCTGTGCTTGCTGTAATCTCTGCAAGAATTGACCTAAAGTGTTCTGTATATCTGATGGTGTCTTGATTAATGACTTATCAGCATCAAGTTTTTCTGCCCAGAACGATGGTAACTTAGTAAAATCAACAGCTAAGATTCCATACTGTTGGAACGTCTGACCAAGTCGTAATAATACTTGATCCATTGCCTTAACATCATCTTGACGCTGCATGTTGATGATTGGAGAATCATAGACTAATTTTAAATGCTTATTGCTAGCCTTTATTTCAATCGTTCCTTTAATTGTTTCAATATCTTTAATAAGGGCTTTCTTGCGTAATATCTTGAATAATATTCTAAAGAATGGCATTACTAACTCATCTTGTAAACGCAATGCACTAGAACTATTCTTACGTAACCATTCGTTATATCTGATATTGCTTTCAGTTGCCGTTTGATTTGATCCGCGTTCTTGTGGTGATGGTAATGGATCAGCAAACAAGAAGTCTTTTACTATCTGCTGATACTGTTCAATACGCATCTGCATCCTATCCTTAGAATTACTTGTTGGTAATGGTTGGATCGGTGATTGACCAGCAAACGTACTATCAATAGGAATGATTGCACCAGGTTCTAATACCATTGTATTGGGATTCATAATACTAGTATTAGGTACCGTATACGCTGGAAAGGCGTCAAACTTAGCAGAACGTAAGTCATATTCTGCCATTAGATTTAATATCCTGATGAAGTCCATACCCAGCATTGCCGGACCACGTCCCATTACTTCGCCCGCTGTCTTACCGAATCTAAATCCTAGGAATGGTGAGTAATCTCTAAACTCTGAATAAATATCTTCTTTAGAAGCTTTGTGCTGCACGTAATAAAAGTACTGTGATTCTTCTTTGTTGTTAGGATAAAAAATAACCCCCTCTACTATTTCTATTTCTTCGTCAGGATTATTCTTTAACATAAACTCTAGCTCACTAGATAGAGTTACGTTAGGCCACAATCTTATTATCTGGCGCATTGAATACTTCTTTGTTCTCCAGAAATTTTCTAACATTCCGTTTGGCCCTTCTTCCATAGCTATTTCAGATAGCGGAACAGAACTAAAGGAGAATGGTTTATTGTCGTCTCCTTCGTTGATGATAATAATACCTGTACCAGCAGCTAGGTCTTGGAATGCTTCATGAAATGCATTCGAATATCCAGATTCATTTAAGTATTCAAATACTACTTTGATTTGTTCGTTTAAATCATCCTCTATCTTCTTACGATCATCATCTGTGAACCTCTTATCGTTCTTTAATGAAATAGATGCTCGTAACGTCATGAATTCTTTGAATGGAGGCAGAAGAAATGAAAGTAGATTATTAGCAAATGTCTGAACTCCTATAACGGCAGTATCATCGTAGATATCATTTGTCTTGCGCTCTCCTTCTGTTGCATTATCCCATGTATAGCGATCAGGAATACAATATCTATAGATATCCTTTAGGCGTTCATCCCAATATGTCAATAATCTATCTTGAGCCTTCTCATAACGTCTGAATCGTTCTTCTGGATTTTCTGAATACTCAATTCTTGAAGTCATCATAATATTTATCCTAGTGTTTTATTTGATCCACTAAAAACATTACCTATTCCCATGTCACCTTGAGTACGTTTTAACATCTGCACGCGCTTTAGCTCAGCTTCTTTGATCTTTTGCTTATTCTCTTCGTCAAGTTCTAGTTCTGATTCTTCTAGTTGACGAGATGCTTCATCTTGTTTTGGTGCTGATCCGCCCATGTTATCACCTATAATTTTTCAACATTAATAATTTGTTTGTTACCACCGCTTAATAACCATATGTATAATCCATATGGGGTTAAACAACTGTTCTTTACTCCTAAGAAGTATTTAGCCATACTAACGCAATTAATTGGATGTATAATGCTAAGTGAAAATATATTTCTATGTTTAATCTTATAACATATTTTCAATACTGTATTACATTGCATTATATGGGATTCAATTAACTGCATATTATCAGAAGCAATACCCGGTATCTTAATACAACAACCATCGTTATAATGATCTACCTGCATCCAATTATATGCATCACGTTGCAATATAGTCACATGCCCAAATCCTTTCTTTAGAAACCTTTGAAAGAAATGCTTCCCATCTCTAAAGATAAAAAATACCTCTCTACGCATATAACCTAACTATTACTAAGTCTACATCTTTGTCAGCATATGAATCTTGCAGCATATCTTCTTCATCTGAAGACCACACGATTCTTATATCACATGGTCTATCTAGGTTCTTTACTTTATCTAATAACTTCTTTACTAAAGACTTATCCACTTTGATTATAATAAATGAATGACATTAATATCTACGCCGTCATAGTCTATGTTTGCGTATGTGCCATCTGTCCTTACACCTAACCATATTATGTCACCAGCTGTTAAATCGAAAATAGCAGTTCCACTAGCAGCTGACGGACTAGTAGCAGATACTCCAGAAGTAAACATCATTTTTAATGATGCATTGGTATTTATAAAAATAGCGTTATCAATCGTTAAGTCTGTGTCTACTGATAATAGATTCATACTCATATCTATTTTATATTTTCCCGATACACCACAAATTAATTTAGGCGGAATTGTTGAGTATCCGGTTTGAGTAGACGAAAAAGCGTGCGTTATCTTGTATGTATTCAATCCAGTAACATCAACAACATATTGTCCACTGTATCCCGCGCAGTCCCTTATACTTACAATATTACCAGTGGTATAACCATGATTAGTAGCGGTTGTTATTATACATGTCCCGGAACCGCCATCAGCAACACTGGCTATAACTTTCATCGAAAACGCAACAAATGTAAAATTTGATAACAGACCGGTTAACATTGTGTCTACAGCAGGAACATAAACATTAGTTTCAGAAATCGATTGTGAAAAGAGACTGGAATTATCTCCTGGATTATACATCTCACCATACGCAGGACTTGTTGTAACGATATTTGTTGCAGTTATAGGACCAGCAAGAGTTAATCCCAAGCCATCCATATACACAGTCTGCGTGCTATTACCAACTACGCATGAGTTATCACCATGGGTACTAATAGCTGAATCATGGCCAAGGAGCGTGACATTGGTTTGCG